TCGTCAGGGCAACTTCATTCAACTGCCAACTGATGACTGGGAAGATCAGACAGGTTCTGCTAAGATAAGGGCTTATTACTAAGGATTTTGTCTGATGGCGAATGATCGTCGCGCAGCGGTAGTCAAAAAACTACTGGATGACGCCGGGTATACCGGCGATTTGATGCGCTTGGCGGAGTCCCTGCCCCCGGAGACGATTGCCCAGTTCGACAAGCTATTAAATCACAAGGAACCTTCTGTGGGGCCCGGTATGGATAGCGGCATTGTCGTCGCTTACAAATCCGGCGAGGTCGTGCAGGACAGGCCCATGCAGGGCAACTTCTCGGAAGAGGGTATTGCGGTTTATGAAGACGGCGGTGCCGTCGAACCGCGGTCCGCGGACCCTGAAGCAGAAATCTTGGCTATTTACGACCTTTTGGATGAAGAGAACCGGAAGCCGGAGCGCGAGAGGGATCCCGAAAGGATCGAGGAGCTTTATTCACGGCTCACGGAACTTCAGGCTATGTCGCCTCCGCCTGTCGCATTTGAGCTTTCGGACGACGTTTACCTTCGCCCCCAGTTTGATGCCCGCTTTGGGATTGGGGAAAGCAACCGGCGCGTGCCGTTTTTTGAGGACACGGTCAAGATCCGTGACCGGAACATGGGTGGCATCGCTCGTTTAGGCGCGGAGATTGGTTTCCCCGGATTTTCTGGTAATGACCGGCTTAGTGGCGGCGTGACGGGTACGTATGCTCGCACCAAACGCCTGTTGCCCGACGAATTTGGGGGCCCGTCGGATATCCGTTTTGGTACCCGGGGTATTGTCCCCGTCGATTATAATGTAAACTACTCCTCTGGTCCGCATACATTCTCAGCGAATGTGACGCCCCGACTAGAAGGAGTCAGTCGTGATGCACCGGGTGGTGAATCCGTATCTACCTTTAACTATGCGTATTCGACGCCGGAAAAGACGTACTCTCTTCAGGCGACACCTTTCGGTCGCCGTGTGGTCACTGACCCGAAAACCGGCGATACGGAAATGGACCGGTCGATTATGGCGCGTTACACAACGCGTTTCTGATGAATATAGTTCCGTGATCCGTGGACTGAGGAGAATGTTACGTAGATAGGGGCCCGCGGCCCACGGCTCTTGATGGAGCCAACGATGTTGAAGAAGCTTATCTTGTTACTTGCGTTCCTTGTGCCGTGTTTCACGGCCCACGGATCTTATGCTCAAGCGACTTTTTGCACGAAGGATGTGGAGAAGGTTGTGAAGCAGATGGCGGAGTACGGGGAGGTTTTCCTGTTTTCGGGCATCTCCAAGATGGGGGTGCCTTATTTGTTTTACGCTGGCAAGAAGACGTACACGGTGATTTTGATGGACCCTAATAAGGGGTATTGTACAGCGCCGCATATCTTTGGTGATATTCTTGAGATGGGCGATAATGTGAAGTTGCCTGAAACTCTTAATAGTTTATGATATAAGAGCGCATTACTGACGCAGGAGAAACCTGATGGCTTCAGAGCCCAACGGCGGTTTGATGGATCGCAACGTGCCTTCTCAGTTGGATGAGGAGGATTTGCGTGCCGAGATTGAGATAGAGCTTCCGGGTTCTCAGTACGAAGAGAATGTTTTGCCGTTTGAGGCGGGTGCTCCGATTGAGATTGAGATGGAAGAAGACGGGTCGGTCATGGTTGACTTCGATCCGGATGATCGTCGTGGTGAGAACGACGACTTCTACATGAATTTGGCCGAGGAGATCCCGGACCGCGAGCTTGGTCGCATTGCCGGTGAGCTTTTGGGCGAGTATGACGCCAACCGGTCCAGCCGTCAGGACTGGGAGGATGCGTATTCCAAGGGTTTGGAGCTTCTGGGCTTCAACTACGAGGAGCGCAGCGAGCCGTTCCGTGGCGCGTCGGGCGTGACACACCCTCTTTTGGCCGAGGCTGCTACGCAGTTTCAGGCGCAGGCGTTCAACGAGCTACTGCCTGCCGGTGGTCCGGTGCGTACCGTGGTCATGGGCGCGGATACCACGGCCAAGAACCAGCAGGCGCAGCGCGTTCGCAACTTTATGAACTACTACATCACGAACGTGATGGAGGAATACACGCCAGAGTTGGATCAGATGCTGTTCTATCTACCTCTGGCTGGTAGTACATTCAAAAAGGTGTACTATGACGAGACGTTGGGCCGTGCGGTAAGCAAGTTTGTACCGGCGGAGAACCTGATTGTGCCGTATGAGACGGCTGATTTGGAGACTTGTCCCAACATTACGCAGGTTATCCGCATGTCGTTGAACGATTTGCGGAAGCGTCAGGTGTCTGGTTTCTATCTGGACATCCCTGTTCACCCCGGACAGGAAGAGAGCAACGAGGTTCAGGACGAAATTAACCGCATTGACGGTTTTTCGCCCTCTCAGATCGACTATGACTGCACCCTTTTGGAGTGTCATGTCGATTTGGACCTTGAGGGGTACGAAGAAGTTGACGAAGACGGCGAAGAAACGGGCATTAAGGTGCCTTATATCGTCACAATCTCGCTTGATAATGGCCAAATTCTGTCGATTCGCCGGAATTACCGCGAAGAAGACGAACTGAAGAAGAAAATTCAGTATTTTGTTCATTATAAGTTCCTTCCGGGCTTCGGATTTTACGGTTTGGGGCTTATTCACACGATTGGCGGGCTGTCACGGACCGCCACAGCAGCACTGAGGCAGCTTATCGACGCCGGAACCCTGTCAAACCTCCCGGCGGGCTTCAAAGCCCGTGGTTTGCGGATTCGCGACGACGACGATCCGCTTCAGCCGGGTGAGTTCAGGGATGTTGACGCACCGGGAGGGGCTATTCGTGACAGCCTGATGCTGCTGCCGTTTAAGGGTGCTGACCAGACGCTGTTCAGCCTGCTCGGTTTCGTTGTGGACGCGGGTCGTCGCTTCGCTACCATCACCGATATGAAGGTTGGGGACGGCAACCAGCAGGCTCCGGTCGGTACGACCATTGCGCTGCTGGAGCAGGGCTCGCGGGTCATGTCGGCTGTTCACAAGCGCTTGCACTACGCCATGCGGTTGGAGTTCAAGATGCTGGCGCGGGTGATGGCTGAGAGCCTGCCGGACGAGTACCCGTACAGCATTGAGGGCGAGGATTCGAGCGTCAAGGCGGAGGACTTTGACGACCGCGTTGACGTGCTCCCGGTCTCCGATCCGAATGTGTTCTCTCAGGCACAGCGCATTGCGCTGGCGCAGACCAAGCTACAGCTAGCTTCTGCGGCTCCTGAACTGCACAACATGAACGAAGTGTTCCGTGACATGTACGACGCGTTGGGCGTTCGTGATGCGGACCGCATTATGAAGCGTGCCCCGGTCGATGAGCCGGAGCCCAAGGATCCCGCGCAGGAAAACATTGATGCGCTGGATATGATGCAGCTTCATGCCTTTGAGGGGCAGGACCATCAGGCGCACATCATGGCGCATCTGGTGTTTGCCAGCGGTCCGATGGTCGCGGCCAATCCTGTGATTGCAACGACGTTGCAGAAGCACATCATGGAGCATGTGCAGATTGGTGCCCGCGAGCAGGCGATTGTGGCGTTTATCCAGCAGTCCCAGTCGCAGCAGGGTCAGCCATTGGACGAGGAGCAGATGCTCCAGATGGAGGCTTTGGTTGCCCAGTACGTGGCGCAGGGCATGCAGCAGGTGCAGCAGCTTAGTCGTCAGGTCTCTGGTGCCGATCAGCCTGATCCGCTGGTTCAGCTTAAACAGCAGGAACTCCAGATCAAGGCACAGGCCGAGCAGGCAGACGCGCAGGTCGATATGGCCAAGCTCAACCTCGACGCGCAGAACCAGCAGATGCGGTCCGATCAATTCCAGCAGCGGTTGGCAAGTCAGGAGCGCCAGACGGCGGCCCGCATCAACTCTGCTATGGAACGTGAACTTCTCAAACAAACTCAGCGCTAGGAGATAATCATGGCTGGTGTGAAGATTGTAACGAACAAGCCGGGTCCGGCTCCCAAAGCGGTTGAGTATGCCGACATCAAGGGTCAGGGCCGTATTCCGTATGGCAAGACCGCGGATGCGCCGATGGCTGGTAACGAGCCCCGCAAGATGACAATGCGTGGTGCAGGCGCTGCCCGTCAGGGCAAGAGCTTCATGGGGTGCTAAATGCCCTTGAAGAAAGGTACTAGCCAGAACACGGTTAGTGAGAACATTCGCAAGATGCGGAAAGAAGGCTACCCCCAAAATCAAGCGGTAGCCGCTTCTCTTGAGCAACAGCGCGAAAGCAAGAAGGTGATGAAGGCGAAGAACGGCGGCGTTGT